AATTTCCTAATTAAACTTTGGTTAGCCGCAACTAACAACAATACAGCCAATGGATCAAATACAAATATTAATACTATAATTACCCACCTTACAGCTTTATCAAAATAATCTTTGGCGTTTTCACCATAAATCAATTCTGCAATATATTTTATTGGTCCTATCTCTGCTTCTATTTTATCTTGTTCTAATGCTAGTTCAGATTTTTGTAAAGTTAATTCACCAATCTTATTACTTGCGTCTGTAATAGCTGTATTTAATAAAGTTCTCTCTTCTTCTTGTTTTTTTCTTTCTTTTAAACCTCTACTTACATATTCTTTATCTATATAAACCTCTAATGCTTTATCTAATAAAGTTAATTGACCCTCTGCTCTATCTATAATTAATTGTTGTTGATTTATTTGTTTGTCAAGAAGTTCTATTTTTATATTATTAGATGATGTTGGTTTGACTTGGTCTAGGTGTGCCTTTGATAAGAAACCAAAGATACCCATAGAAGTAATAAAGATTAATACTATAACAGCAAATGTTAAATACATTTTGATAGTATAAGGCACCAACTTATTGCGCCAGTTATTATACAACCAAGAGGCGGCAACTAATTTACCTACCTCTAATGCACTACCCATAGCAATAATAGGTACAACTGCACCTGCAAATAAAGTAGATAGACCTACAATAGAATAGCCAGCAGCTATTATTGAAATAGATATCGCACTTAAAAATGTAATTAATATTGTAAACATAAAAATCCTAATTGATTATTGGTAAATCGTAATCTTCTCTTAACTTTTTGATAATGCCTTTTATTTTACCAAAATAATGTTTATCTGAAGCATAAGCACCAAGTGTTTCCACATATAATAGTGAGTCTTCAACACCATTATCTCTTAATTTTCTATACTCTTCATAAGCTTTACCATTATTTATTATATCAATATAATGTTGTACACTATCACACTCATGCATATATACACGAACACCCCACTTTTTAGGATTGTTACTAGGTAACATGTGTGGCTCTGTTAGATTATATGTACGAATACCAAATAAATTTTTACCCTCTAATGCAAATCTACTATTACCCCAACCACTTTCTAAAGCGGCCTGAGCCAGTAATACTTCAAGATTTACAGGATAAATGTCTGTTGTTGTATTGTAGATATAGTTAACACATTGACCTACACTATTGATAAATGTTTGATTGTTTGCTCTCTCAAAATCTGGTTTTTTATACTCTATTATTTGCTCTAAAGTATCTGCAACTTCATTAGCAATTTGTTCACTCTCTTTTGCTACACTATTGTTATATGTGTAATAAATGCTACCAATAAAGGTAACTATGAATACAAACATTAATGTATATAATATAGTTTTTATTTTCTGTATCATTTAGGCCTTTCTGATTACAATATAATCATAACTAGAAATCGACTCTGGCGGATTTTCGCCATACTCTGACCAAGTACCAATCTCAATGTTCTTATTCTTTCTCTGAAAGAATTGTAAACTATTGTTGTTCATATATTTAGACATAGTTTTAAAGATTTTTTCTGATTGTTTTTCAGTAAAATTGTTAGAAACATCTGTAGCCCAATTACCAGTATAATAGGTCATTGACTTATCAGAGCCTTCTATAAAACTATCTAATTTCCTGGGGACACCACTAATAACGGATTTTAAGTAGTGGTCTAATTCTTTTGATTTTTTTCTCGCTTGTTGCATAATATATTCTCCTCATCACAAACCTTTAATTACAAATTTTTCAATAACATTCTTTGTCGGAATAACGGTTGTATTACCACCATCTGACATTTCAGTATATGACTCATCATAATTATAATCGCTCATTAATACATGAACATCTTTATTTTCTTTTACCAACCAACCTGTTGATACACATATAGCAGGTTTTGACTTTTGTATTTCTTTTAAAGTTCGCCAACCTGAATCACTTTGAATATCCTCCCAATATACCATATAGAAATCAAACTCAAATGGTATGCCAGGAAGCACATCTGACTTATTAACTTTTTTCGCCATTCTTTACACTTTCATATAGCATTAAAATTAAACCTGCAAGAATCACAATAAATAACTCTTGTGGTAAATAAACATAGATTGCTTGTAGTATATCGTTTATCTTTTCTACTACGAACATTCTTTATCAGCAATTTTCGTGTCTTTTAACAACGCACACTTATATTTGCTGTCTGCTTTTAGTCTTATTTCAGCGGCTAAACTCTCTAGTATATTTGGTAAATGTTTTTCAATAACATCAACCATTTCTAAAGCATACAAATGTGCCAACCTATGCATTTCTGCTTCTAATACAGAGGTATCTACATTGTTACCACTTATCTTTTCTTTGATTATGTGAGCTACAACTGCTGTGTTGTAGTCATTCGCATTTACTGATTTAGCAAAGGCGTTTAAACCAAACCAAACTAGTAATAATATTAAAATCAACTTTTTCATAATATCCTTTCTCAATATTTATGGTACTACTATACACTATCCAGTATATAAAGCAAGCACTATTTTTAATAAAAAGCTGTTATTTTATGCGATTATTTGGTGCGACAGATTATTTGTTCTGGTTTTGTACTGGTTCATCACGCATAAAACTATCGTTCCAACCAAATGCCTCTTTCACAACTGATTCGGTAAGACCTTTATACATTTTATTCAATGTTTTTGATTTCATACCAAGTAAAACCTTAGCCTCATCTTGGTGTAATCCTTCTAACATCTGAATAAACATAGTTTCTTTTTGTGTTTTTGTAAGGTCATTATCTGCGCCTTTTACAAAATGCCACAATCTTTTAGCTTCGTTTCTTAATAGACCATGTTCAGTACCAACTGGTGCCTCGTTAGCAATATATGGTGGGTTACCCTCTGGTAAATCCCATATAATACTAGGGTCAAATGCACCTTTTAAAACTTGTCTTAATGGAGCATTGTCATATTGTTGCAATACTGCTATTTTTTTTGGTTTGTCTTTTGCGTTGTTAACTTTTGTTAGAACCTCTGAAAACAATACTACATTCTCACCTGCACCTCTTGTGCCGGCAACTGCTTGCATTGCTTTAGGATTCATTAAATTTGGATTTCTTTGTTGTTCAGCCATAATTACTCCTTCAATTCATATCCTTATTTAGTAAAGTATTTATTCTTGTACCATTTATAAAATGCGTTATCAGTAAATATCTCTGCAATTTCTGAAGCTGGTACTTGGTCCATTCTAATACAATCTGCCAGGTCTTGATACTCATAGGTATCTACCTTTCTTGTCATTTTTTTGTCTTTACTATGTTCAGCAATTGTTCGGACACTTCTCTCCCAATTAGTTAAACTCATTGATAACTTATCCATACTACCCACACCAATGCCATAATAAAACCTAATAGTAATACATGATTACCTAGATTTAGTAAACTTTTACCTACCGTATGGGTGTTCTTCGGGTCTATTATCTTTGCGATTCGCATTTGTATTATCTTGATTTGTAAATAAAATATATAGTGCTATAAATGATACTGGTATACCTAGAAAAAATAATCCTAATAACTCCATTAAAATTTCCTTACTATATGTTTTCTTAAAGCTCTAACTAGTTCCTCAATCTTATCTATAACAGATATTAAACTAGGGTCTGTAATATAATTACCTTGATTTTTTAATTTATCATACTCTCTTAATGGTATTGTCACCATAGATTGCTCATTTTCATAAGATAGGTCTTCGCCATGCTCTTTATGATTATCGTACATTCTTTTATCATCACTCATAAAAACCTTTTGGTTTATTTTATGTGAAAACAGGGGCCAATAGGGCCCCTGTCTCCTGATTTTCGCAATTATGCGTTGTAAGCAACTTGCTTACCAAACACAGCATTGATACCAGCAGCTATAATAGCTTTTGATGGTGTACCAACTCTGTATGAAACACCAGATGATGTTCTATTTTCATAAATCATCATTCCTTCGTTTCTTAATTTACCAACCATTGCAGCTGGTGATTTAAGGTCGTAAGTGTTTCTTAATTGTTTCCAAGAAACATCTGAACCTTTAGCAAAAAGATTTCTAATCTTTGCTGTTTTTGAAAGTTTAGCTCTTGCCATAACTTCATCTCCTTTTATTGTGTTAAAAAAATTAAACATTATGTTTAGTTTCCTTTCTTTGCGTTATAAGTTCGCCAACTATCCGATTAGCAGAGCGTATTATAATAGTCTGATAATCTGAATTCATTTTTTATCCTCGGGGTCAAAATCTGGTGTAAATTGTATATCTGCCATGTCTGATAAATCTCTAACTTCATCCTCTATATCTTTTGACAATGGTTTATGTACTTTATGTTTTGTATCTAAAATTTTATTATAATCTAATTTAGCAGTTTTAGCTTTGCCTTTCATATTGATTGTAACCATTTTATCTGCGAATTGTTGTGCTGGATGTGGTTTACTAAAATCA